CTTCACCGGGGTCGACCATACCTGGGATGTATTCCTTCGAGTTGTCGGGCGAATCGTGGGCGGTTGTGTCGATCGCCGTGCGCGACAACCCTGGACCGTCAGGTCCGGAAGTGACATTGGCGATGTCGACAAACGTGGGGACACTGCCCATGTCGCTGCGCGACAGGACTGTGCCGGTGGCATCTACGCCAGCCATAAGCTGACTCCTTTCCTATGGGGTCTGTTCTGTGGTGAAGGCGAACCGCAGAACAACATGCCTGAGGTTCGGGTCGGGATCTCGAATTGTCTGGTCGTACTCGAAATGGGCGAGCACGACATCATGGTCGGTGACGGTCAACGGCTGATGGTCCAGCAGTCCGATGATCCGGTCGGTGATCGTGTTCACTTCCGAGAAACCGAGATGGTCAGACCAGACGTGGATGGTTTCAACGGTGCGTCTACCGTGCCGGTCGTGAGAGTTGCGGGGTGTGGCGTACGCTTCGCCGATCACCATATATGGGGTTTGTGTCCCTTCCGGCACCTCATCGAAAACACCGGTGACGAGTCCACTGAGGGTGGCGTCGCCGCCCAGCTTCGTGTACAGGGCGGTCTGGAGTGGACCGAACGTGTTGCGGGCGGTCATTCTTTCAACGCTTTCGTCAGAGTGTCCACGAACGTTTTGCGGCCACGTTCAGCAGCAGGGCCGGCGGCGGGTTGAGCTCGCATTCGTGAAGTGCCGAACTCAACGTACTGGCCGTGTTTCCCTTTCCGCCCGAAGTTCGCCACATCGGCGGTCAGCCCGTGGTGTTCCACACCGATCGCGTCCCGGTAGTCGCCGTCATCGACCGGGACGGTCTGCCGCCAATCGGTTGAGATATCGTCAGCCGACTCGCCCACAGCCTGTTCGATCTCGGACCGGTATTCGGTGAGTTTCTGTTCGACAGCCTTCTCGAGATCCTCGACCCCTTCAAGTTTGATAGTGACGGCGCTTCTAGGCATGCTCGACCCTTTCCACAGCACACTTCAGATAACGCGGACTCGACGGGGTGGTGGTGGAGATCACCTTGTAAGCCGTGTCGCCTGCGGTCAGACTGTTGGGGTTGATGCCCGTCGCGGCCAACCAGTCGTTACGTTTCACATCACTATCAGGTTCGGTGTAGGCGTTGTGCGTGTGGTCCGCTCCGGCCTGCTGCGCCGCCTGCTTCTCAGCCGCCGACGACTGATCTACTTTGAATGACAGAGCCCCACGGTCGGTGAGGGTTTCGGTGAACCCTCCCGACCCGTCAGCGGTCCGCGACGGGCGCCACACATGAAGCGACGTGTTGAGCCAGTGGGTAATGGCGCTCATAGCACAAGGTCATCGGCGCCCAGGTACACAGGGTCGAGCGGCAGGTATCCCTCGAGCTGCACCATGTTCACCCCGAGCCGTCCAACCGCCCGACGGATGATCTTCTTGTCTTTCGGTGCCAGCGTCCCACCGGCAGCACCGGACACGAACGTCCGTTGATGATCCCCTAACCCCTCTTGTGAAATGCCGTACGGGTTGCCGATCGAACGGTTCACCACACGGGCGACAACGGACTGGATCGCGGTCGGGGCTGTGACGGTGGTCCATGCCGAAGCGGTGATCGGGTCGTCCGTGTCGTTGTCCAGACTGTCGACGTAGTCGACTACCTCGGCGGACACATCCGAAATGAACGCGGCGATCTGCGCTGAGGTGCCTGCCCCGTAGCGGGTCGTGTAGAAGGCTTCAGTGATGAGATCAGCCACCGGCTATCTCCTCTTCGTCGGATGTGAACCGTCCGTCAGGGCCACGTTGCGGCAGGGTCTCGTCGTATTCGTCCTCGAGCATCACCCGACCGTCGGCGAGTGTCACCCATACGGTGCCGTCTGTTTTCACACGACGTTCAACAATCATGGAAGAGCTCCTTTCAGCACACGCATCGGAGTGCTGCTACTCCTCTGTTGCGGCGATGATCTCGGCTTTCGTCATGCCGGTAGTGTCGATGCCCTGGGTGTCGGCGTAGGCAGCCCAGTCGGCTTTCGCAGCGGACTTCACTGGGCGCTCCGGGGTCTCGTCTGGGGGCTTTTCGCCCTCGATGGTCCACCCGCGCTCCCGGTAGCCGGACACGGACCGCTCGGGGATGATCCGCTTTTGGTCGGGTCTGTGGGCTACAGGCATAGATTGTCTCCTTGTTCAGTCGCCGTGGAGGTGTTGAGGGTGGACGGACCAGTCGACATCGAACTTGCAGTGGCGCAACCGATACCAGTCGGAGAACACACCGTCGTTCAACACACCTTGCCGGGTGCGGGGAGGCGGATTTCCCCAGAATTCGGTGAGGAGCTTCTGGGGGAAGTAAATGCAGCCGAACCCGACCATATCCGCGTGGGGTTTTCCCTCTGGGATGGGTAGACCAGCCCAGCGGTGAACCTGCCGCGGTTCGGTGTAGACGTCGCCGTCCGGGAACAGCATGTAGGGGCCGACCCGGATCCGCTCGGGTTGGGTCATTGCGTTGGCGGCGAACCGTTCCCGGTCCGCCCGATCCATCGCGATGTCCCATTCGAGCATGAACCAGCCCGGCTCGTGTACCGGCCAAGGCTGATAGTCGGACAGGGTCGCGTAGTTCTGGTCTCGCATGACCAGCCGGGGGAGGCCATCGACGATGTGCGCTCTCCCGGCTGGGATGCTTTCAGGCCACGACCTGTACCACTTAGGCAGTGGCGGTGTCCAGCTTGTAGAACCGGTCGTTGTCGGTGTCGGTCGGGGAGTCCTCGAACACGGCCGAGCAGCCGGCGAACGTGGACAGGACCGACGCGTCCGACAGGACATCGGGGTCGTACTGGAAGATCTGCCGCATGTTGATCCCCTGGTCGGAGATCGCGGCAGTGTCGCTTGCACCACGCGGGTCGGCGGGCTTTTTCGTCGCGAACGCGAACCCGGAACTGTGGTAGGCGATAGCAGTTCCGGCGGTGAGACCGACGGCCTCTACCACGTTGAACCCGTACACCCGGCCGACCAGTGCGTCACGCAGAGCCGAAGAACGACCATCGCCGAGAGCGTCAGCGCGGACGAACTCGTCCACGTTCAGCAGTCGGGTGATGATGTCCGGCGCAGAGGCGAGCCACCGGTCAGACGCGGGGACCTTGTTGCTCGACAGGGTTTCCCTGGCCGTCTGGAGCTTCGCTTTCGTGTCGTCCGCGGTCGCGGTCAGCAGGAACGACGCGTCAGCTCCGAGAGCGTTCATCGCCGTGTACGCCACCCCCTCAGCGCCTTCCGCCACAGACTTGACTTGCGGCTGGGTGATCTGCGAGGCGAAATCCTCGAGGTTCAGCGACAGGTTCTCGTCGGTGATGTGGTAGGCGTCGTACAGGTGCTTGAGGTTCACATCGACGCCGACCTCGTTCTGGTCGTCGTAGGTGATCGCCGTACCAGGGGTCACCTGCTCCCGGGCGGTGCGGGGCTTGCGGACTCGGACGGTAATCGTCTCCCCGTTCGGTCCGGTGAACCCTTCGGCGGGGACCATCGTGAACGTGCGGGGCAGGACAAGCGCCCTGGAGAGCAGGGCAATCGACACTCGGGCGATCCCCTGTGCAGTGAGAACAGCCATCAGCTATTCCTACCTTTCAGTTGAGGACCGCACAGGAGATTCCCCCGTACGGTCAGATGGTTCTGGTCGACATGACTTTCTCGGCGATCTTTTCCGCTTCTTCGGCGGTGATCTCCGTGTTGTCGTCGTCCTCGTTGGAAGCCCCTGGGGTCAGGGACTCCTTTGGGCGGCCCCCACCCTTCGGGTTGGGTTTCTCGGTGGGCTTCTTCCCGTCTCCGAGGTTGAGGGCTTCGATCAGCGAGTCGGCGTCGGCTTCCAACTCCTCCCGAGAGGAGCCGGTCAGTCGGCCGGCGAGCGCGGCGGGTAGCTTTTTCGCTTGAGCGACCTGAGCTACCAGCGCTTCCCGTTCCGCCTTCTCGGCGCGGGATTCCAGCGATTCGATCTGCTCGCGTACCTTGTCCATCTCGGACTTGGACGAATCTTGAGCCTCCTGAAGTTTGGAGAGCTCGTCGTCTTTGGCTTTCACGTCGAGCCGATACTTCATCGCTTCGGCGTTCGCTTTCTCGAGCGCCGCTTTCATCTTGTCGAAGTCCTCTTGTGAGGGACCGTCGTTCGGGGCCTTCTCGGCCGGGGCGTCCTTAGCCATCGCGGCTCCTTTCGTGTAGAGAACCCATCGCGGGTTCCGTCGTTGCGCGGGCAGGAATTGCACCTGCGACCTCTGCCTTATGAGGGCAGCGAGCTGCTACTGCTCCACCGCGCTATGCGGCTGCGAGCGGTTCCAACCGGAGAGAACCGGCTGCGACCACTCGGGGACCGGACCCTGAAACTGATGCTTGGAGCTGCCACCGGTACACAATTTCGGTCAGGTTCGTTGTGTCGGCTGCAGCCACAGGAACAGAAACAACCGCGTCACCGTCAGCGTTATCCGCAACTGTGATACCTGTGGTGATGGATACGGCCCCGTCGATAACCCATTCCAGGTTCGAGAGGGAGGCTGATGTGGCGCCCTCGATCGTGATCGCGAAGGTGAACGGGGAGGCGATATACCAGTGGTTTGTGTTAGTCGGCAGGTGGCTCATGCTTTTCCCCTTCCCCTGTCAGGTCCTACACCCTGCCGGTGCCGGTCAAATCCATCACCCTGCCGGTGCCGGTCAAATCCATCACCCTGCCGGTGCCGGTCAAATCCATCACCCTGCCGGCTGCTGCAATAACCGGCCAGGCGGCCGCCGCGGAGACCGCACCCACATAGAACGTCGGTGGAGCTTCGAACAGGACCCCGACCAGGTTGGCGGTGGCGGTGACCTGACCAACCCCGAACGTGGGGTTCGCTTCAAACAGGGTGCCGGCCAGCTGATAACCGGCGGTGATCGACCCCCCATAAAACGTCGGTAGTGCTTCGAACAGGGTGCCGGTCAACGTCACATTGCCGGCGGTGACCGCCCCCGTGTAGAAGGTTGGGGGCCGCTCGAACAGGGTGCCGACCAGTGTCGCACCACCGGACACCAATGTCCCCGTATAGAAAGTCGGTGGAGCTTCGAACAGGGTGCCGGTGACCTCCGCGGCCGCGGAGATCCCACCGGTGTAGAACGTCGGTGCCGCCTCAAACAAACCTCCGATGATGTCTGCGGCCGCGGAGACCCCACCGGTGTAAAACGTTGGGGACTGGGTGAAGATCGACCCGGTCAGCGTCGCCGCGGATGTCATCGCCCCCGCATAGAACGTCGGGGGAGCTTCGAACAAAGTTCCGGTGAGGTCTGCGGCCGCGGAAACCGTACCGGTATAGAAGGTGGGTGCCGCTTCGAACAGGACCCCGGTGAGGGTTTGCGGTCCGGCCGCCGCGGAGACCGCACCCGTATAGAACGTTGGGGAGGCCTCGAAGAGCACCCCTGCGAGGGTCGCGGCAGCTGTGACCGCACCCGTATAGAAGGTCGGCGACGCTTCGAACAGGGTGCCGGGGAGCTCCGCGGCCGCGGAGACCGCCCCGGTGTAAAACGTTGGGGACTGCTCGAAGAGGGT